GAATTCATTTCCAGCGCCCAAATAATTTCCGATTCCTGCCATAAAATTCACAAATCCGCTTTGTCCTGATATACCGTTGACAGTGTTTGCTCCTAAACCGCCTTTAAAAGCTGCTTGAGCTTGACTATAGTCTATATTTGATAGTGCTTTTGCGCTTACTAATGCATTTGTTAGTAAAGAGTCATAAGTTTTCATTCCAAGAACCATTTTTTCTAAATCGTCTGCATTTTTTTGAAATAAGTTCCCAAATTCTTTCTGTGCTTTTCTAGAAGCTGTTGCTGCTTCATCTGAAGATTTAAAAAATTGAACTGCCATCGCTGTTAAACTTATAAATAACCCCAGGTATCCTAGAAAGGATATTCCTTTTAGTAGCATTCTTCCTGCCATTTTGATTCGTGCCATTGCTACCCCATGTTCCGCAATCATTAGTTCCATTGTAATTTTCCAGTTAAGTGACATTCTTTTGAACATACCTGCAGAATCTAATTGTGATTGATGTTGTTGAACTTTCAAAATAGCAGCCATTCTTTTGCCTTCATGTTGTACAAAGGTAGAATAGTTTAAGAAAGACGATTTTTTACGAGTCATTGCTTGTTCAAATCTTGCAATGGCTTTTGGACTGTCTAATGATCCGAATTCCTGCATGCCTTTTTCAGACAACATGCCTTGCATACCACTTCGTGCCCCTGCTTGCATCCCAAGTGCGTCAATTTGTGTAACCTTAGGGGTTAAAGCGCTAATAACACTTCCTCCTGCTAGCAATCCTACTCCTGCTGTTGCAACAGTATTTTGAGATAAAGCTAATGCCATAAATTCTGCTAGTGGTCCAATTAAATTTTTAATATTGTTTACTAAGTCATCAAATGCCTTTGCTAATTTTGTTAATTCATTTGTTGCAGTATCAACTGCTCCAAACTTTTCTAAACCTTGTTCTAGAACTTCGTTTACAACTGCCTGTGATTTTTCAAATATATTTAATTGGTCTTTAGTTTTATTAATAGATAATGCATATTTTTCAGACGCAGTTTCAAGTCGTAGAATAATACCTAATTCATCCAATAGTTCCGGTTCCGCTTTAACAGCACCTCTTACTAACCTATTAAATGAATCTGTTAGATCTCGACCTAACATAAGTGAAGCGTTTTTTGCAACAACACCTAACTCATTAATTTGTTTTGTACTTAGTCCCGCTGCTGTAGCAATAGCTACTGATTGAGCTGCGTCTGCAAAAGCTAACTGACCGTCTGTAGCTGCCTGCAAATTTCTAGTCATAATCGCTAAATTCTGTCCTGTTCTTGTAGCGTATTCTGCTTGTCCTTGTGTTAATATTCTAAAGTCTGCAGCACTTTGTAAAAATCTAAAAGCTGCTCCAATGGCAAATATATTAGCGGCTAAGGTAGCATATGCAGGCACAAGTCCTCCTGAGATGCCCTGAGCCATCTTAGAGAAGTTTTTAGTTGTGTTTGAAGATGCCTGAGCAGCACCTTTTAAGCGTCTATCTGCAGAATGCGCAGAAGTACCTGTTTTATCTAGCTCTTTACCTAGTTGTTTTGCTTGCTTTTTTGTAAGTTCAATGTCTTTGCCGTCTACATTAATCTTTATCTTTATTTCGTCTTTTTTTGCCATTAGCCTTGTACGTTAATTCCTGATTTTCCACCAGCTTTAGCTTTACTTTCGGAAGCTTTTCGTTTTCGTTCTTGAGATTTATTTACTTTATTTGTATTTCTTGCTTCAATATGCTTTATAAAATACAAGCAACTTTTTTTATCTTCTACTTCCCATATATCAAATAGACTTCCTATACAAGAAAAATCTTTCCCCATATAAGAACCACTCATACCTTCCCAGCGATCTGGTAAAAGGTCGTGCAATAAAAAAGCCACCTGAACTTCCATAGGATAATCCTCGGTAGTCGGTGGCATTTCATTAAAGTCGGGGTCGTCGCCTCTTTGCTCACATAAATCTATGTAAGTATCAAAAGCTATTTGCCCGTCTTTATATTGTTTGTCTAAAAGACCAAGTATTTGTGTTACTTGGCTTTGGTAAAATTTTCTAGATCACCTGTAACTTCTGTAACCCAAGTGTCAAAATCAGCTGCATTTTTCATCAGCGTTTCAGCATTTTCTTGAGTATGAGAAAGTTCATCGTCGGGATCAAGACTACTAATGTCCACCAATAGAAGCTCTTCGAGGTAAGAATATTTTAAGCCTTTCCATCCTTTGATTACAGCTTTTACGTACTCTACTAAAAACTTATCTTCGTCAAGTTGTTCATCAAAAGCTCGTGTTTTACGATTAAACTTTTGTGAAAGACAACGACTTCGTAGTTTTAGTAATTCTTCCCTTGCTAGATAACAAAGGTCAACAGAGAATCCAGCCATGCTAGGATAATCTACTGATACTGTTTTGCTTGGAGTTAATAAACTCGCTAGTGATACTGATTTGTTTTCTTGTTCTGTCATTCTGTTTCCTGGTTAAATGAGGGGAGGGTTGCCCCTCCCTTCTAAATTAATTATTATGTTACGGTTGGTCCTACAAACTCCATTGTTATTTCGTCTGCTCCGTCAACTGAAGTTGGTAAAGCATGGAAAGTTGTTTCCAAACTTATAATATCATCAATTGAATGCGTAGGTACTTCCAAGTGACATGTTGGTAATGTCATTGTAACTCTTGGAGTATTACCTGTTCCACCTACTATAAATACTAGGTTAAAATCATTTGTTATTACACTGGTAGACTCTATAATATCTTCAAATAAGTCTGCGCTCGAAGCTCCAGAAGCTGGAGTATTTAAGTAACAAGTAAAATTACCTGTTACAGAACGAGTTCCTGTAACATGCCCTAAAGGCTGATTTACAATTCCTAGTGTTTCAGGTGTTAAAAATGACATATTGTTTCCAATAGTAATATTTCCACCTGTTAATGTTAAACTATAAGCAGTAGTAATATCGCCAGCTGCTGTTGCTGTTACAGTTAAGTCAGTTAATCGATTTCTAATGAAATTATTAGTATCAGCTGCTGCTGTTCCTTCGAAAATTGTTGCGGTTGGCATTGAAGATTCATCAGTTATAATTTGACCCATTCCTGACCAATTTGCTGTTGCAATACCATCGATATCAAAATCAATCGAAACTTCGTTTACAACACATCCTTCTATTTTATAAATTGTTGGATTAGTTTTACCACTACCCATTTCAAAATGTAAATCAAAAGTGTCTAAAGTAACATTGTTAGATTTTGCGAAAGTTAAATCCGCTCCATTTGCATCTGGGGATGTAAAGCCTGGTCCATCAATGCCGCTTGGCGAAACGCCAACAGCTTTGGTACCGGCTAAAGCATTCCATAGTGCTTCTTCTACTACGTGACTGAAAGCACTAGAGTGTTCACCACCTGATCCTGCTCCACCAGACGTAAAAGGTCTGATGTAGGTTTGAAATGACCATTCGGCTGGAGCGTAAGAATCAGTAAACATTTGTCTAGATCTTCTACTCGCACCTGCTGTTGTTGCCATCTCGTTTAATGTAACTTCCGTTGCATTGGTTGCTTGAGAAAAACTGAATCCATCTAAAACTGGTATCTTATAGATTGCTCCTGCGCTATCAGTAAGATGTAATTTAGTATCTCTCGAGTAATAAAATGTATCTGCCATTTTACATTCTCCTATTTTTGCTTTGAAAAGGGGTCAGCTAGAATTTTATCTGCTTATCCGTTTTCATTAATATTGAATTTCAGTGATAATTTCACCAATACCCAAAGGTTCTAAAACTCCTTCATCGGTATCTATACTAATTATACTATGCTGTATAGTATTTATAGTATTACCTAAAGGGTCTGTATAAGTTAGAGGATTATTGTCTTCAATGATTGTTTCAACATCCTCTAATAATTTTTCTAATGCCACTACGGCATCTTCTTCATTAACGTAACATCTGAAAGTTACTGTTAAAAATCTAAATTTTTCCCCTCCTCCCATGTATTCTCGAGTTTCACTACCTGAGTTTACATGAATAGCGGGAAATTCTTCAACTTCATCCCAAAATTTTATTCTAGGTTCTACGCTTGCTAAATCAGACTTAAATTTTCCTGTTCCGTTTATTTGTCTTAGTAATTCCACGAAGGCATTTACTATGCTACTGCGTCTTGTTGTGTAATCTCTATTTGCCACTATAATCTCCTTGTGTAGAATCTACCTAAAGCTAGTTCGACTGCTATTTCTCGTAAAGACCTATCAATAAGTGCTCTGGGGTCTCTTTCTGGGGAAGCCCAAGGTTTTTTTCCTCTACTTTCTTCAAATACTTGATAAGGATTTTGTTGGTATGTATATCCTATACTTGGGTGCCCTTGTGTTGTTTTTGTTACATTTACTGCTTTTACGCTTTTTGCAAATCTTCCTGTTCTACTCTCTAATGCGGGAGCGCCCATATTTTCTTCTACTTTTGCGGGTAATCTTCTATTTATTTCGTTTATGTAATTTAATAAACTTCTTTTATCTTTGTTATTTTGTGTTTTTCTCTTTGGCTTTCCTATTTTCCTTGCTTGTTGCATCGACATTACGGAACCCATTCTTGCTACTCTTGTACCTGTCTTTCTTTTAATCTTTTTTCTATCGTTTGCTCTACTTCTTTCGTTAAATCTTTCTTTTGTCTTTGTCTTTGTAGATGTATACTTTGATCGAGACAGTGAGTGCATTATCGACATTTTTATAGCATCTGTTAGCTTTGTTGATGTCGGATCGGTTGCTAGCGTTTTTAACTCTCTTTCTAACTTTTGGAATGCATCTTTTTCTTTTTTTGCATCTGCAAGGTTGTCAGCGGCTGACTGTAAAGAAAGTACTAAAATATAGTCTTTTCTTAGTTTTCCGCTCTCAGTAAAAACAAATTCATGATCTATACTAATTTTTAGTTGATCATCTACTTCTGCAAAAACACTATATACTTTATCTTTTTCTTCTGCAGTTAGCGTTTTGTTACGTTGTGTTTTTTCTTTTAGCTCTTTTGCTGTTAACCCTGAAACAGCTCTACCGTAATCTCCATGCCCTAAATTAAACCCTGTAACGCTCTTTTGCGTTCCGTCTGTTAGTCCTTTATCTCCTTGAACATTAGCTGCTCCACCAATTGTATATTGTGCAAGTTCAGCGTCTGCTCCTAATTCTTTATATATCTGAGTTAAAGCTTGATTAAATCTTCCACCAGGTTTCTTTTGGCTCTTAGCTTGGTCATAATTTTTAACTATAAAATAATGAACTTTTGCTATCATGCCTACAGTTCCTATAACTTTTGCTTTGAACTTTGGGTCTTTTATCTCTGTTCTTAATTGTTTTAGTCTAGCTTTTGGGACATCTGAAAGTTTCATAGAATTAAAAACATTTACTGTAGCTTTTAATGCTCTTTCCCAATTAGCTTCTAAAGCTTTATTTGTTATTCCTACTGTTAAGCCAGCTTTAATAAACTCTTTTTTAAATTCGTTTTCTTCGATTATAAAAATCTGTCCTAGTCTCGATTCTATATTTGCCCTCTGCCCTTCATCTCCTGCTCTTTTCTTAAAATGTGGAATAGCAACATTATTTAAAAACTTTTTTAAGTTTGCACTAGACACTAAATTATAACTCTATATAAATCAAGTACTCTTTTTATGTGGTCTGGAAAGTCTGTGTTGTCTCGTACTCCAGATGTTCCTTGATTTTGAAGTGATGCTCCTGCAATACTTCTTCGTTCTTTGTGTTCGTCTTTTAAATAGTAAGTAACTAAATCAAAAAGTGCTAATTTGAGATCTTTTGGAGTAGCACTGTAGCCTGCTCTATATGCTATCTGTACGCTTCCCATTCCTTGCGGAAAAGCTTTCTTTGAGCCTTGATTTGTTGTTCTTATTATTGCATCTGCGGCAAGATCTACGTAATATTCGTAGTCGCTTGTTGAAAGAGTTTCATAGTCAGCTGCATATGTGCCTCTTTCTTTTACGGTAGTCACACTTATAAGTGGACTTTCACTGACGATCATAGTACTAGTAAAGTTGTCGGAAACTGAAAAAGTCTCGGTTTTATCACTACTATAATAATCAACAAATGAAGTACCGCAATACTTCTTTGCAAGATCACTAACTTGTGGTACAATAATGTCAAGACGCTGATCATCCTTTTGACTGGCTAACCCTTCTGCGTTCTTGTATTCTTGTACTGTTATTAAATCTGCCATAATTATTAAAAGTGTGGGGCGATTAAGGCCGCCCCACGAATCCTGTCTAAGCTTAAATTAAGAAGCTTTGTACATGTGTCCCCATTTAGAAGTAGCACCATCGATTAGATCGGTGAAGCCAATTCTTTGTGAAGCAACAAGCACTCTGCGTTGAGCAGCAACTTCGTAATCAGATTCCACGGTTACACCACGTAATCTTGGTAATACAAAGTTTCTTGGGTTAACAGCGATAGCTGCGAATGTTCCAACTGCTGGAGTTTTGAACTCGTCACATAGTAGTACTCTTGATCCGAATACTTGTCCGATTTCGCCACTTAGTTTAGTAGCCATGTCGCCCACTAAATTAGCATCTTGGAATTCTGGATCTTCTAGCAATTCGAAGTATGTTCGTTGTGAAACGACATAAACTACGTCTGCTGGATTAACACCATATTTGCCCATATTTTTTCTCATTGAAAGAAGTTCTGCAGCTGTAACAGTGTCAGTTGCGAAAGCAGTAGCTGACTGTGTGTAATCACTGTCATTACGTGCTAAATGAAGGAGTCCTTCAAAAGCCGCACCACTTGTTCCGTATACACCATCAGCATCATCACCAGCTAGGATTGCATTTTCAATACCTCTAGCGTGTGATCGTACCATAGACTCTCTAATTAAAGGAAGAATCGGTAGGATAGCATCTTCTTCAGTTTCATTACCTAAGTAAGACTGAGAAATAAGTTTCTTAGTTGAAAGAGTTCTTTCAGTCATTGTGACACCAGTATAAGGTGCTCCAACTGTGTCTCCTCTGGTATCTAAGTTACCATAAGGAGCTGATCCACCAGCAGCAGTACCTGAAGCGAATTCAGCGTAACCAGCATCTGGCAAGATTGGGATAATCATATTCGCAGAAGTCATAGCAATTTCTCTAAATAGAGGAGCTAGTACTAATTCGTTTTCGATATCTCTTTCGATGTTTGTTGAAACAACTTGTTCAAAATCAGCGGAAGAAACTTCAACACCTGAATGTTGATTTACTTTTTCCATCAAAGATTTTGCCATTGGTGTGTCCCATCCGCGTCCTGTTGCAAGACCTGCGAATTTTGCGTCTGCAATATCGCTTTCGAATGATTTTTTCCAATCGCTGTTGTTTCCTTGTCTGTCGGCAAAGTGTCTTTTTGACTCACGAATATTCATGATTTCTTCAGACTTCTCTGCTAGTTGAGCTTCTAGTGATTTAACAACAGTCTCTAAGTTAGAGTAGTTATCATTCACGCGTTTCTCAACGTCAGACATTAATTTTTCAGCACCTGTTAATCCAGCTTGGATTACAGATTTTTGCTCTTCCTGTTTTGCTTCCTCGGAGGCTTTTTGAACTTCGACATCAGTAGCAGCTTTTTCAGCAGCTTCTTCAGCTAATTTAAGTTCAGCAGCTTTAAGTTCAGCTTGTTTCATTGCATACTGTGCAACTGCTTTTTCAGCAGCTTCAGCAGCAAACGACTCAAGATTAAACTCTGGGTTGCTCTCAGGAGAATTATTTTCTTTTGACATATTTGTCTCCGTTGTGGCTTTCGCCGTACTTGGCTGCTCAATTTCAACAGCATCTGCTGAATCGTCTGAGTTAGCCTTATAAAAAGTTTGCTTATACTTATTGTATTGTTCCATATTATCGAATGACTTGCTTAGTCCAAAAGTTGCCCCTTGGTTGCATGGCACAGATACTACAGAAACTTCGAAAAGTTCAGCGTCCTTTATTTTATATCCATCGGTTTCGGTCATATAATCAGCGTCCTTGACTTTGAAACCGACAGAAAAAGCTCCAAGGACACCGTCTTTAATTAATTGTGTTACGTTATCGCCTGCACCCTTTGAAATCTTTGCAGAAATCTCGAGTCCATTCTCAGTAACTTGTAAATCTTTTGCACGACCAATCGGTTTGTCGTAGTT